CGTGGGTAAGGAATGGGAGATTATCCCGGCAAAATCCTCCCGGAAGCAGGGTCGCCCCGCCTCGACGACTCAAGAGCAGGGTATCGCCGATTTCGTTTCTGAAGTTCTGGAAAATTGTAACTTCGATCAGGCGCGGCAGGAAACACTTAAAGCAATTCTTTATGGATTCTACTGCGCCGAGATCCTCTGGAAAGCAGTTGAAAACGGCCTGAAAATCCAAAAGTTGATCGCCAAACATCCCCGACGATTTTCCTTCACGATGGAGCGGGAACTCAGACTCCTCACGCTACAGAACATGATCGAAGGCGAGCCGGTTCCGGATCGAAAGTTCATCGTTTTCACCTACGGAGACAGCGACAATCCTTACGGCCGCGGTTTGGGCCAGAGGTTATGGTGGCCGGTATGGTTCAAAAAAAACGGCGTTAAGTTTTGGTTGGTCTTCCTGGAAAAATTCGGAATGCCGACCGTAAAAGGAAAATATCCGCCGGGAACAGATCCGGTACAGCAGCAAAAACTCATGGACGCCATCGAAGCCATCCAGTCGGATACGGGGATCAAGATACCTGATTCGATGGACGTTGAATTTCTGGAGGCATCCAGGGCGGGAACCGTCACGCACGAGCAGCTCTGTGATTACATGGACCGGCAGATCTCCAAGGCAGTTCTCGGCCAGACGCTAACGACCGAAATCAAAGGTGAAGGTTCCTACGCTGCCAGCCAGACCCATAACGACGTCCGCCAGGAGATCATCGAGGCAGATGCAGACCTGCTCGATGGGTGCCTGAATGATACCTTGATTCGTTGGATTGTGGATTACAATTTTCCCGGCGTGACCGCCTATCCGAAGATCAAGACCTATGCCGGAGGAAAGCCGGATCTGACCGCACAAAGCCAGATCGACAAAACTCTCTCCGTGGACATCGGCCTACCGATCGCCAGATCCTATTTTTACGAGACCTACGGGATACCGGAGCCTGCGGAAGGTGAGGAACTAGTCAATGTACCGCCAAAAGCGCAGCCATTTAGCGGACTGCCCGGCGCAGGAACACCGCAATTTGCGGAAGGCGTTGTAATTCAGGATGCAGCCGATCTGGTTACCGATCAAACGGCGAAAAGCGCCATGCAAGTCACCGACGACATCTACATGACGCCGCTGAAGCGCCTTACGGACGAAGCAAAATCACTCGACGATCTGCGCGATCGCATCCTGGATTTATGGGGAAAGATGGACCCGGCAAGCCTCGGCGTCATCATGGCGCGGGGAATGATGCTCGCAGATATGTCCGGACGTTATGACGCCTCTCAGAAAACGGGAGGTAAAAAAAAAGCCTAAAGTTCGCGGAGGGCGACGTATCACCGGATCTTTTAATGGTTTTTAAACTGCCCTTTACGGAGCAGGAAACGTTCTTTCAAAACAAGCTCAATATCCCAACTCGCAAGTGGGACGACCTCTGGGAAGATCAACACGCCAAGGGCTTCATGGTCGCCGGAGCATATAAAGCGGACCTCCTGGCAGATTTCCGGGGAGCCGTGGACAAAGCCGTTATGCAGGGGACGACGCTGGAGGATTTTCGCAAGGACTTTGACGGCATCGTCGCCAAACATGGTTGGAGTTATAACGGCTCGCGTAATTGGCGAAGCGAGGTCATCTACGATACCAATATCCGCACGGCCTATGCCGCCGGCCGCTGGGCCCAATTGACTGATCCGGAGCAACTGCAGGTCTTGCCCTATCTGACCTACAAGCACGGAGACAGCCGGGTTCCAAGGCCTGAGCACCTGGCCTGGGACGGCTTAACGCTCCCCGCGGATGATCCCTGGTGGCAGGCCCATTATCCTCCCTGCGGATGGGGATGTAAATGCCGCGTCTTCGGCTCGACGAAAAGTGAATATGCGGCGGCAAAGCAGGCGGGCAAAGGTGAAGCGCCTCCCGCTCCTATCGATCCGAAGACAGGCGAGCCCGTCGGGATCGACACAGGCTGGGGTTACAACGTGGGCGAAGCGGCACAAAAGGATTATCGGGTTTTGACTGATAAATTTGAATCGTTGCCGTATGACGTCGGTCGGCAATGGATGAACGATTTTTTAGAAGGCCCGACATTCGACAGGTTCTTTGAAGGCCAAATCAGTGAAGATTTTCCGGTAGCCGTTTTGACGCCGGCAGATAAGAAAGCATTGGGAAGCGAGACACAGACGGTTTGGCTCTCGTCTGAGACGCTTGTAAAAAATAAGGAACGACATCCGGAGATCGGGTTGGATGATTTCAGGATGATCCCGCAAATCGTTGATACGGGCGAGGTATACCGGCAAGCGGAAGAGCGGCTGATTTTTCTAAAGGAGAATGAAAAGTTATACAGAGCCGGATTGAAGAGGACAAAAGACGAGGCATCAAACTTTATGCTGACTTTGTTTGAAACTACCACGGAAAAAGCGATGAAACAGGTGGTCAAAAAATATGAAAGGATTCGTTGAACCGCAGGCGGGGCGGCACTCCCGCTTCGCTCATCATCCGGTTTCCCGGAAGGCGTCGGCAGCCTTTAGCCGACCCGCGGCAACAAATCCTTATATTTTATTAAAGCACGGAAAAGCGGAAATGTCAAGATACTACGCAGAATGCCGGGAGAAGTAAATGATTGACATCACCATAAAAACGGACGGCGCCGATGCCGTTCGGCAACGACTCCAGGAAATTGCAGACCGTGCGGGAAACCTCTCTCCCATCATGAAGGCCATCGGCGATCGGGTCGTCGAGCAGACCAAGCGCCGCTTCGAATCTGGCGGTCCGGCGCCGGATGGAACGCCCTGGAAGCCTCCGCAAACACCGAACCCGAAACGCCGGGGGACATTGCGCGTTTCCGATCAGCTCCGGGACAGCATCCGGTATCAACTATTGGGGAATAATGCGGTTGCTATCGGCACGAATAAGATTTACGGCGCGATTCACCAACTCGGCGGCAAGACATCGGCCCATATCATCCGGCCCCGAAACAAGGGCGGACTCTTCTGGCCGGGTGCGAAACATCCTATGAAGTCGGTGCGCCATCCGGGATCTGTTATTCCCGCTCGGACCTTTCTGGGGTTGAGCAGGGAAAACAGCGACGAAGTACTGTCCATCATCAACGAGTATATCGCAGGGAGGAAATAGCCATGCCCGAATTCAAAGGATTTGAAGACTGGATCCCCATCTTCCGTGGTGGGAAACAGATCGACAGCAACGGCATTGAGCACGACGGCAATGCGCTGATCGAGAAGGCGGTTACGACCTTCAATGCCGCACGGCATGAGCCGCCCGCGGTTATAGGCCATCCGAAAGAAAACGCGCCGGCCTTCGGCTGGGTCGAGGGTTTGAAAAAGCAGGGAGACCTGCTCCTGGCCAAGTTCAAGCAGGTTCAACCGGAATTTGCCGGCATGGTGAAACAAGGCCTTTTCAAAAAGCGATCCGCCGCCTTTTATCCCGACGGATCGCTCAGGCATGTGGGATTTTTGGGGGCAACGCCTCCGGCAGTTAAAGGGCTTCCGGATGTGGCCTTTACGGTAGCGAACGCCCTGACGTTCGAGTTCGAGTTTTCGGAGGATAACTGGAAGATGCGAGAGATCTCCGACGTCTTCCGCCGGATGCGCGAATGGCTGATTGAAAAGTTCGATTCCGATACAGCGGACCGGATCGTTCCCGACTGGACTATTCAGGATATCCGGGAACCGCCGCCGGACATAGCAGAAACGGCAGGACAAACCATATCAACCTATTCTGAAAAGGAGGAAAGCAAGATGCAGTTTAAAGAGTTTATCCAGAAGTTGAAGGAACTGGTCGGCAGTGTCGATGCGACGGAAACGACATCGGCGACGGCCACGGCGGGCAAGACCTTCTCTGAGGCGGACCTCGAAGCCCTCAAAAAACAAGCGGCTGAGGATGCCGCAAAGGCGGAGAGGGAAAAAGTGACTGCGGAATTCGCCGAAAAAGACCGACAGGCGCGCCAGGTGGCCCGTAGAGGCGAGATCTCCTCCTGGTGCGAGGCAAAGGTCAAAGAAGGCAAGCTGACGCCCGCAATGATCAAATTCGGCGTTCCCGAATTCATGATGGCCTTCGCCGAAAAGGAGGACGTCATCGAGTTTGGCGAAGCGAAGGAAAAAGCGACCCTTTATGACCGCTTCAAGACCTTCATCGAGACGGAGATTCCTAAAGTGATCACCTTCGGTGAGGTCGCCACTCGTGACAAGGACACGGGCGGACAGGGGAATGCCGGTGAAAAGCTGGCAAACATCACGCGGCAGAAGATGAAGGACAATAAAGATATGTCTTATGGCGCGGCCTTCGCCGAGGCCCAGCAGGAAAACCCCGACCTGGCCCGGGAGTACGCTGCTGAAATCCGCTCGTAGCTGAGCGAACAACGAGAAAGAAAGGAGAATAGCATCATGGCATTTGAACTTGTCAAAACCGCATTATCATTTCCCGCTGATGAAGACCTGACGGTGGATCAATACAAGGTGGTCGTCCTCGACGCCACGTCCGCGAAGGTGCGTCGGCCCAACGCCGCCACGGATATCCCTCTGGGAATTTTGCAAAACGCACCGAAGATTGATGAAGAGGCAGTCGTTGTGCCCATTGGTTGCGGCGGAGTTTCCAAAGTCGTGCTCGGCGCTTCCATCGGCATCGGCGTTATCGTCGGGATGGAATACAACGACGCCGCGGATGCAGGAAAAGCCATTGCAGCCGTCGCCACGCAATACCCCGTCGGCGTTTTGCTTCAGGGCGGAGCGGAGGATGATCTTGGCTCGATCCTGATGGCGCCGTTAACCGTGAAAGCGTAACCGAATTTAGAACGACAGAAAGGAGATATGAATTATGCCACAGCCTGGACAAGAAATCATTATTGCCGGTCCGCTGCAAAACGTCAGCATTGCCTATCGCAACCGGCTCTACATTGCGGATCGCGTATTCAAGTTAATCGACAACATTCCTCCCGAGGCCAAGATTGCCAAATACCTCAAGGGTGCATGGTTCCGCGATGAGGCCCAGATGCGAGGGCCCGGCGGCGAGGCCATGCGGGGCGGATTTCCCATCGGCTGGATCGATCTCGTCCTCAAGGAATTCTCCTTTGCCAAAGAGGTTACCGATGAGGATCGGGAAATTGCAGCGGCACAAGGCGCTGCGCCGCTGCAGCCGGATCAGGACGCCGTCGAGTTCGCCCAGGATCGCGTTTTACTGAAGCGGGAGGTGCGACTGAGCACATTGATCAAGGCCACCGTTTGGTCGGGAATCGCCGCAGGCGGCACGGACGCCGCCGGGGCCTGGGCAGCCGGTACAGGCAATAGCTTCCTGACCGACATCAAAACCAAAAAGGCTTTGATTCAAAGCAATACGGGATTGGAGCCCAATGTGCTCCTGATCGACAACGGCACCTACACCTCCCTGACGGAGGAGTCCACGATCCTCGACAAGATCAAGTATACCCAGAAGGGTGTTCTCACGTCGGAGCTTTTGGCGGCTATTCTCGATCTTGATGAGGTAATCGTCGCTGGCGCCGTCAAGTCCACAGCGAACGAGACGAAAGCCGGGACCGATTTCACTGCCGCCCGGATTTGGGAAGTCAATACAGGAAAGGGTATGGGATTTCTCTTCTATCGTCCGCCCGCACCGGGGTTGAAGGTGCCCGCTGCCGGTTACATGGCTCGCGGCGGTGCCGGGAATGGCTTCAAAAACGGCATGCGGTTGACGACCTGGCGGGAGGCGTCCCGGCATCAGGACGTTTATGAAGCTGCGGAAAAATCGGATATCGTCGTCAGCGGCGCCGACCTCGGCTACATGTGGAAAGACACGCTGCTAACTTAAAACAGGCGCAACGCCTTTTCACCTAGAACCTTGAACCTGTTCTTGAAAGGAGAAACAACATGGAAATAGGAAGAGTAAGCCGGAGCCTGCCACAGGCCCTACCCGATGGAATGG